GTCCCCCTTCGCCATCGCAGCGGTGAAGCGGACCATACTCTGAGCATCCTGGTCGGTAGCTGCTCCCATAGCGATGGCGTTCTTGGTCACTTCTTTCGCCGCCTCACCAGTAAGTCCGAAGGTCTCTGACATTTTCAGGAGCTGATTGGTCTCACTTACAGCGATCCCGAGGTTGCTCTTCAGCTCACCCGCGAAGTCCTTGTAAAGTTTCAGAGTTTTCTCGACCTCGCCGCCATTCCCTTCGATGGCGGCTTTGAGCTTGATTTGGGCCGCTTCCATCTCTAGCGACGCGGCGAAGGCGGCCCTGATACCTAAGAAGGCGGTGACCCCAGCACCGATACCTTTGAGAGCGGTACCCATACTCTCGACCTGCTTCGCTGCTCCTGAGATGACGGCGGCGGCTTGCAAAGACGTAGCCTGGGCCGTCGCCCACATCTTCTGTAAGGACGAGCCGTCTCCGGTCAGTCGTACTACGAGGCGTTCGATCTCCGTCTCGGTCATTGCCTTCTCGCCCCCTTCGGGAACCGGCCCGGCCCCTCAGCCTTCGCCTTGTACGCCTCTGCCGCCCGCTTCAGCTCGTTCGCCCTGATCGCCTTGTTGACGTTGGTGATGTCCTCCTTCGTCAACCGTCGGGGCTCGCCGGGAACGTGGGGCCGCTCCTCCTCTGCTGCGTCAGGTGGCTCGGGCTGGCGGAAGGTGATCTTGAGGCTGCCGATGTCCTTGACCCCGCCGACCGCCGCCGCCACCTGCATAGCGTAGTGGTCCCCGCGGTCGGGCCGGTTCCACTGGAGGTCGAGCCAGGCCAGATATGCTCGGTGCTGCCGACCCGTCAGCGGTCCCGACCAGCCGAGGTACTCCCCCAGGGTCTTCCCTAGGGAGTGGGCGGCCCGGAACCAGTCGTCGTGGCGGAGGGCAAGTTTTTTGCGGAGCCCTCCTCGCTGTCGTCCTTCTCGTCCAGGTCACTCAGCTGCTTGATCCGCTCGAATAGAGCCTTGACGACCCGGCTCTTCCACTGAAGGATCGTGGGGAGTGGGACGGCCTGCCGCAGTTCACCGACCGTCTTGAACAGGCACAGACTGACCAGCAGCGGTTCTACGTCGGCAACCCCATCCACGCTGGTGACGCGAACTTTCTTTCCTTCGCCGCCCAGTTTGCTGCTGCGGATGATAGCGTTGCGGTACTGGCGAGCGGCCTCGGCCGAAGCCTCACGGAGGATGTAGGCCTGGCCTTGGAGGGTGACCGCGACCTCGCTCGGGGTCAGGTCGTCGAAGTTGAGGTGTCCATTGCTCTCAGACATGCTTGCTCCTTATGGTTAATGAAGTGGGCCGCTTTCCACGGCCCTCGCCCCGTAAGCCTGGCGTGCATCTTGCTCGTAGATCGTCAGGGTGCCGTGCCGCTGCCCTGAGTGAAGAACGGCCCCGCCTCAACGTTGCCAGCCACGTCGTAGTTGGTCACAGTGAAAGTGACGGTAACCTTCGGGAACTCGCCCTCCTTCAGCTCAGCAAACTCGGCCTTCCGCATACCGCCGAAAAAGGCGATGGTAGAGCCGTCCGGGAATACGCAGGTGATCGTCTGGAGGATGCCGATCTCCGCGATGAAGTCTCCGATACAGCCGGGGTCATAGGAGAACTCCCCGGTGCAGTCCTCCATCTTCACCAGTTGTCGCAGGAACATCGTGTGCCAGCGAGTGTTGAACATGGTGCTGATGTCGATGGGGTCGCCACTGTCGAAGCCTGGCGGCTTGACCTGTATCTCCCAAAGCTTGGCCCCGCCGCTGAAGGCGATGAACGACTTGAAGCCGTCCGGCAGACGATAGCCGGTCGGCGTGCCCCGTGTCCCCGGGGATGGGACACCTCTGAGCACCAGCAGTGCCAGGACGACTAGGGACGTGAATAAGAAACAAGTGAACATGGATACCTCCTTCGAGTCAGCTAATCTGGTACAGGCTCACCACGGCGTTGATGGTGTGCAGGCTCCGCTTCGTGTTCGGGCTGTCCGTCCCGATGAACAGCGCGCGACCGATGTTGGCAATGCAGTGGACCCAGTAGTTTGCCGCTCCTATGACTACGCCGTTCTGGTAGATCGCTCCCATCAGGGCGTCGCGGATGGCGTCCGCCTTGACTCTGCCCGTCGGCTTGTCTACCGAGCGTATGCGGACCTGGAAACCGTAGTGGTCGAGCACCTGTCCGTCGATCATGCTCCGCCCATCATCCTTGCCGTCGGTGTCGTAGAGCGTGACGCAGTTGTCCGGCGTCGAGGGCTCGTTACTCTCGTAGAGTGGCCAGGCACCCAGCGGCAGCACCGTCGGGTCGGCTCCTAGGTTGAGGGGGCTGCCGACGAGCAACCACCGGACCACGTCTGCGGGACTGTGCGTCATGACGATTGAATCGGTACGGCCTTCACCTTCGTCCGCAGCCAGACCACCTGGCCGCCGGTAAGTACAAACTTGTACTCAATCAGATACCAGTGGTTCGCTTGCCCCGTGTAGGTCGGGCTGACGTCATGCCGGAAATTCCACCCCCACACGTCCTCGGCGACCGGCCAGCCGAGCTGCGACAGAACGTTGTACAAGTTACCCGCGGGCGTAAGCGTCGGATTAGGCGTCACAGGCGTACCCGTCGGGTTGTCTTTGTCGGTTCCTAAGTCTCGCACCTGGCAGGTGATGACCACCACGTCCGACTGCTGGAGGCAGTTCCCCTCCCAGACGTTGACCTGGAGGCCGGTGCCGTCGAGCGAGGACACCCGAGCGAGGATGTTGAACCCGCCGTTCTGGTTCACCTCACCGTACCAGGTGGAAGCCCCGCCCATGCCCGCCACAAAGCTCGGCATCAGACGCACTCCTTCTGGACGATGTTACCCGGTGTGAAGGGCACCGCTCTCACCCCACCTGAGGAGAAGGCAAGGGCACCCGCAGCTCCAGGACAGTACACGAAGGCGATGACCACCGTGCCGGCGGCCCCGAAAACCGACTCGCTTATCGTCACCACCTCGCTCAGGTGAACCGCGTCCACCGTGAGCCGGAACAGCGTCCCCAGCCGCGTCACCGTCTCAGTCACTGCCACGCTTTCAGTCCCCGTCGCCGCGACGGACACCGAGCCGATCACCGCTCCGCTCATCGTCGCCGCGTCTGCTGTCGATCGCGTGAGTAGGCTCGTCCGCGTGGCAACATCCGTCAGCATCGCAGCATCCGCACCGTCACGGCTATGCACGCTCGTCGTCGTCACTGCGTCGTCGAGCACGAGAGCGTCGTCGCCGGCACGCAGGAGCTGAGCCGTCGCCGCAGCTCCGTCGGTCAGAATCACGGCCTCTGCAGAGGTGGTGACGGCGACTCTCTCCGTTGCCGCCTGGTCAGCGGTTGTCGGCTCCTCTGCGGCGGCTCGCACCACCGCGGTGTCTCTCGTCGCTGCGTCGCCGGCGGCCGGTGTATCCTGAGCTTGGCGAAGTAGTGCCAGGGACTGCGTCGCAAGCTCGGAGGTCTGAGGATCATCGTTGCTCTCTCTCAGGAGGGTCAACACCTTCCCCGCCGCGTCGGTCAGCGCCGGCACCTCGGAGCAGGTGCGGAACAACAGGGTCGCTCCCGACGCCGCCTCGCTGACCGTCGTCGCCTGAGCCGCCGTCCGCCCGGCGACGAGCGTCCGAGTTGCTCCATCGCTCAGAGTCGGGGCCTCTGTCACCGTGCGATAAGTAGACGTCGTCTGCGTCACGATCTCAGCCGTCGTCGCGGCGTCGGTCGTCCCCCTGACTAGTGCCTGAGCCGCGGTCGCAGACTCCGAGACGGTGACGCTGTCTGCGGCGGTCACGTCGTTGCCCTTGATCGCCGCGGCAGCATCTGCCAGCGTTGGGGCATCGGTCGTCGCACGCCCTCCTGAGAGGGAGCGGAACGCTGCGTCAGCTACAGTAGGTGCGTCGGTCGTTGCTACTAGTTGCTGAGCGACCCCCACGACCGAGTCCCCAAGGGACGGGGCGTCGCTCAGGGCACGCTGGACGATCAGGGTGCGGGTGGTACTCTCTCCCAGGAGAGGTGCGTCCGCTGTGCTGCGGCTAGGGATCGTGAACCCCGCGGCTGCCTCACTCGTAGATACCGTCTCAGCCGTCGAGCGTGCGTGGACGACGCTCTCGGTCGCTGCGTCCGCGAGGCCCGTGGCGTCTGCCACTGTGTGCGAGGTCGTGATTGTCCGAGCTGTTGCCTCGCTCAACAGCGGGTTGTCCGCCGTCGTCCGCAGGCCAGCGATGGTACGTGCCGCAGCGTCGCCGAGCGTCGGAGCATCGACAGTCGCCTTCGCTAGCACCTTGCTCCCCGCCGCACTCTCGGACATCGTCGGTGCATCCGTCGCGGTGAGATTGCCTATGAACACTCGTGTAACGGCGTCCGCCGTGGCTGGGGTATCTGTAGCCGCTCTCAGGGCCGAGAGGCTACGGCTGGCGGTATCTGTGGTATTCGGGGTGTCCGTCGCAGCCTTCGCCAACACCTTGCCACCGGCGCCTGAGTCACCCAGCATCGGAGCGTCAGTGGCCGTCCTTAGGCTCGACAGCGTCCGTGTCACCGCGTCGGTGGTCGTCGGTGCGTCAGTAGCCGCTCTTACTGCCGTCAGCGTTTTCGCAGCGGTATCTGCCGTACTTGGTGCGTCGCTCGCGGTACGCTGTACAGCGGTGGTGCGGGATGCGGCTTCAGCGGTCGTCGGCACGTCCGTCGCGGTGCGGAAACCGACGAAGATGCGGGTTACCGATTCAGCGGTCTGCGGAGCATCCGTCGCCGTCCGCGGGTGCAGAGCCGTCGCCGTGACTGCCTCGCCTGTGTACGGAGTGTCGGTTGCCGCTCGGAGGCCGATGAGCACGCGGGTGACCGCCCCGATTGCAGTTGGGGCATCCGCGACAGTCCGTAACCCGACATAGAGGCGAGTGCAACTCTCAGACGTCTGCGGGTGATCCGTCGTCGTCCTGACGATAATCTGGAATCCCGAGCCGGAGAAGGTTGCTCCAGAAAATGTCGCACTGCTAAACATCTAGATCTCTAACAGAATTTCGTCTCAGCACTGGATGTTGGCCCACAAGTCGGTTCCTGGTCCGCCGCCAATGGTGCCGTCCGCATGGGCAGCGTGGACGTTATCCGCGGACTTGAAGATCAGGTAACGGGTGATGGCCCCTGGAGACGATGGCGTCTCGTTGAGGACGACACACACCGCCTCGTTGTCATTGATCGCGCTGAGGCCGGCCGATGTCGTGGCACCAGTTGCCTGGACAGATGCACTCGACCCGATAGTTACGACTGTGTAAGTAGACGTACTCGAGGTGTAAACGGAAGTAAATCCCTTCAACTCGACGTTGCAGTCCGCAAACGTGATGTAGTTGATGGCAACGCTGCCAACCTGGGAGTACGTCGAACTGCTAGTGCTCCGGTCGGTGCTATCCTGGCTCTCGACTTTCTTGGCGATGCGGTGCGACAGTTCATAGGTGATGACAAATCGGTTCGCTTTTGAGTCTTCCAGGTTTCCAGCCACCCCCGTAGTAGAAATCATACCGACCAATCGCCCTGCGCCAGCGGCGATGGAGTTGCTGTCGAAAGAGCCGATAGTCGAGGTGTTGAACTGTACTCCGTCACCCTGGACGTAGGACGTAGCTTCCAAGCCGCCGGCGCCTAGCTGGAAAGCTGGCTGCGTCCCGCCGGATGGAAGGACACCGTAGACGTTGTACAGCGTAGACGGCGGTAGCTTGAAGGTGAGGGCAACACCCGACCCATTGCTCGACGGGAAGTTGTTCAGTGTGATAGTCGTACCGGACGGAATCGCGGCAATGGTGCTGTTCGCGGCGATACCGGTCCCGGTCACCTGCATACCGCGGACGAGCTGCTGGGTGCTGATGAGGCCTGTTACTATTTTCGAGCCCGTGGTGAAAGTGCAGCTGCCGCCGTTGCTGGTATCCGTCGCGTTGATCGTCGGTACGGAACTGGCAAAGGTACACCGCTGGTAGTCGCTGATGGCCGTGTTCCAGAGGCTTATCCGGTTCCCGCCGTCGGGGACCACGTACAGGGCGGTCTGTGCGGTCTGATCGGTCATGATCCTCGGGTTCGTGGAGGACAAGGACAGCCGGCACTCGGCGATGCCTGGGTTGATGACGCACAGGGCGTCTTGGGCGGGGAAGCCGAGGATCACCGTCTTGCTGTTGCTGGAGAAGCTTACCGCCGCACCGCCGTTGCTGCTTGCCAGTACCTGCGTCCGAGCTAGCGTCAAGCTGCTGAAGGTGAAGGTGCCGTAGCCTGTCTCCCAGGTATTGTTCGGCGGATCGGTGATCGTGTACGGAACGATGCCGGTGCCGGAAGGTATAACCGTGCCGAACGCCTGGTAGGACGCAGGCGGGGTGTTCAGCAGCGTGAGCGTGCCTGTCCCACCGGTATTGGTGAGGTCTGCCACTCTGTCAAATCGCTGTACGCTCATAGGTCACGCCCTATCCTTTGCCTTCGAGCCCTCGGCCGCCCCGACGAAAACAGCCTTGGGAAGCGGCGGTGAAGCCGGTCCCTTGTCTGTGGCCACCGTTTCCATCGGCCCGGATGGTGGCACCTGGAAGCCTCTCGGATCGGAGGCAATATGCCTCTCGACGTCATCAGCCACCAGGCCGTACTCCTTGAGTTGTTCCGGCGTGCAGTCGGCTAGGACCTCCCAGTTGTCGAGTTGATAGGTCTTAACCAGGTTGTTCTGTGCCGCCGCCACTTCCTGAGCGATAGCCGTCCGCTGCTCCGGGGTTAGAGCCGGATCACACAGTCGAGTAGCGATGTCCTTAAAGTTAGGACCATACTGTACGCCGCTCCCGCAGACGCAGCAGGCGTGAGGAACCTCGTTCTCTCCGGCGTGCTCGGCGGCGTGCAGGCGTCCGCACGTCTTGCATCGGAAGGCATACTTCACGGCTCACTCCTTATCCGCTGAAGGTTACGGTATCAGTCACAGTCAGTGTGTCGCCGTTTCCAACGGTCGCTGACTGGTTCAGAACTGTTTCAAAGAACATCGGGTCGGCCCCAGCGGATGTCAGAGCACAGAAAAGCCCCATCTTGACGATAGCCGTCTCCGTACCAGTCACAGAGTACGCCTTCTGAAGGGTAAAGGTACCGCTGCCGCCGCTGGGATTGCTGCCACGGGCAAAGGTTGCCAGTGCCCGACCGCACCCGTTGCTTGTAATCTCACCGGTAAGCGTCGTATCGGTCGCCGAAGCCGCCCCGCTATTAGTCGTCAGGGCCATGAACCGTACTGAGCTGATACCGCCGGCCCCGATGATAAAGCCGTCACCGCTGGTCGGAGTCGTTCCTACGCCGTCTACGTCGGTCCACCACTGGTCAATGGTAGCAACGCTGGTCGTATTGCTGACAATGTTGCCGTATACTGTCTTGCCGGTCGTCGTATGGGCGTTGGCGTAGACACGGAATCCCGCCAGACCGAGCTGCGGCGTGGCGAGGTTACTGGCGGTCCAGGGTGTACCGGTCGCGGTGATAGACGTCGCACCGACCGCCGTGCTGGGCGTCCCCGACCCACCGGCCGGGATCGCTCCGCCGAACCAGCCTTGACCCACCATATTGCCGATGTTGGTGAGTAGGTTCTTACTGAGACCGAGGTTGGTGATTGATCCGTCTCTATGCGTGACGAAGGCGTGGACGCTGTTTGGTCCCATGCGGACCCGCTGCTCCAGCCTCTCGCCCCGCCGTATATCGAGGACCGCACCGTCACCGTTCTGAAGGTGGTGCATGTAGCTCTTGACCGCGAAAGCCGCCGCGTCTGCGTGCTTGCGTGCCGCAGCGAGCAACCATCGAGCAGACTTACGTTGGGTCACTACTTCCATCAGTCACTCCTGCTTGGTGAATGCGGAGGCTCGGAGAGCCCCTGTGTCAATCGGCACAATGCGTTGCGATTCCCGCTGAATCCTGAGCCCCGCAAGCAGCAGCCCCTGCGCCAGCGTCTTGTCTGCCTTCTTTGCCTCGGCTACGATCCGTCCTAACTCTCCTGAGGAAGAGAGCTGTCTCGCAGGGGCCTCAAGGAACTTGGCCTGTTTGCCTTCCTTGTGCTTGGCTTCGAGGTTCT